TAGCTGACCAACAGTACACTGCCGAGCAACTTGACCCATCTAACGCTAACTATATTAAGCCAGCAGACAGGCTGGAGATTAAAGCCTGCCTTGGCAAGAGGTTCGGTATGGTTCTCACCGACGGCTTGGAAGGTAGACCTGAGTCTATGGACTTATATGACGGCAGAGCTCAGGTTGATAAACCTACGCCAGCCTGGACAGTGTATGAGATAGAAGGTATTGGAGTAGCTGGAGGTCAGGGAGTAAGTGCTATGGACTTAGCTATGAGTCTGCTAGACGGCAAGACATTAGCAGAGTTTAATACGGCGGCTCTGGCTAATCCAGTTATTAGGACAGCAGAGAATGGCACACTGCTACAGGCTATCAGCTTGCCGCCTACCGCTCCAAACTCGTTTGCTAACACTATGATAACAGCAGGCACATTTACTCAGGACGAGGCAGGCGTGTTTCATAAGGTATAGCGGTTACCTGATGCAGAGGAGCCTGAGGAGAACCTGCCTAAGCTTGTCATGCCTAAGGACTCAGAGGTATTCGGAGGAAGCGAAGAGGACTAAGCGTAAGGAGCCAGGCACGGGAGCTTGCCAGTCACCCTTCCTTAAAGGGACGGTTCTTGATAGCTGGAGAAGATGGGCTACTGGCTGGCAGGCTCCCTCTGGGAGGTCAATATGTGTAAGCATAACTGGGTGTATAAGAGGAAGGTAGCTGAGAATGTTGCTTATCCTACCAGATATATAGAAGAATACTACTGTTCCAAATGCTTAGAAGTTAAGCAAGTAAGGAGAGGACCTTGAATGAAGCGTATAGATAATCCTGAACTAAAGAATAAGATACTCGACCACCTCGCTGACATATACAAAATCAAAGAGGTCAGAGAGGAAGGTCACCTTAGTAGCTACATTACCTGTCGCACTAAATCCTTCTTAGACCTGAAGCAGACTGCTGAACCTACTGAGCAGGAAGTAATGCTGTTTGCTTTGGGTTATGGGCTACAAGATGTGCTAACTCCAAAGGACGTAGCACCTGTAGTATATAGGAAGGAAGGAATCATCTACCGTCCTGACTTCCCAATGGTTTGGACTGGAAACCTAGGAGAGCTTAAAACTACAAGGAAGTCAGCTAAGTATCACTTTATGGATGATGCTTTACCTCCAACATGGATAGACTATATGGCAGCAGGATGCTACCTGACTGACACTACCAAGTACGATTTGGTTATCCTCTACATGATGGGTAACTACAGTCCACCATTTCCAGATATCTACTCTGAGACAGAACTGTTTGAGGGCAACGAGATACCAGATAACTGGCAGAAGATACTAGCCCAGAAGACAGTACTAGACGACGCTATAGCCACTGGCACTCCGCCAGAGCCTTTCAAGAACTGCTACGAGTGGGAATGTAAGTACTGTCGCTATAAGCTAGTCTGTCAGACATTAGCTAGGGCAAGTGGAGCAGCCATGAGTGAAGAACAATTAGAGGAGGATAAGAGCTTATGGGCTTAGATGATTACTTAGGCATAGTCACTATCTGTGGCGAGGAAGGAACTTGTAAGACCTCAATGGGTCTCTCCTTCCCAAAGCCGCAGTCGCATCTAGATATAGATGTAGGTGGCTACAAGAGAGCAGCTTGGCGTATAGACACAACTGACATAGAGACCCATAGCTTTCCTAAGCCTCTGACAGATGCGGATATAGCCAAGATGAAGGGACTTACTACTACTGAAATCTCCACCAGAACTGTCACAGCTATTCCCAAGAAGATAGAAGGTATGAAGGAGCTGTGGCAGAACATAATAGACCAGTTCGTTAAGGACTGCCTAAGAGAGGACATGAGGACTGTAATCTTTGACTCCGCAACTCAGATGTACAAGATAGGCTGTGATGCTTACTTACAAGAGCTTCAGGAGAAGCAGCTCATCAAGTGGAAAAAGGACCCACAGACAAAAAGCTACCCCTTTGACGAGAATGACTTTAGAGAGAAGCTACAGCCTATAGAGTACGGAGTAGTTTATGACAGACTACAGAGAGTATACCACACTTCCAGGTCGTACAAGAAGAATCTAATCCTAATCCACTATCCCACAGATGAGTACGGACCTATGCCTGACGGCAAGGGAGGCTTTGCTAATGATAAAACTGGCAAGATTATCATAGATGGCTATAAGGAGACTGCAAAGTTCTCTGACTTAGTTATGTGGCTAACTGTCAAGAGCCGCATGATTCCTTCAGACCCAGCTAATCCACAGTCCTTAAAGGTAGAAGAGAAGTATCCAGTAGCCAAGATAACCAAATGCGGTATAGAAGGTACAGGGTTAGCTGCTGTAGGGCTAGAGATTCCAGCAACATATGAAGGTATAGTTAATATAGTTAATCTACTAAAAGGAGCTAGCAAATGAGAGTAGGGTTTACTATTACAGTGGTAGAAGGCGAAGGGGCTCAGGTCATATCCCAGACGACGGTGGTCATAGATGGCAATAGAAAACTAATAGAAGCTATAACAGCAAAGATAGAAGAAATCCCAGGGGTAGAGATAAAGTAATGCCTAGGCTGTACTGTGACGCTAACCCCAGATGTGTAGCCTATGTACTTGACGGTGGTGGCAGTGGCTACCAAATGCTAGCATCAGGTCGCTATACTAGTATGGAGGCGGAGTATCTAGCTATTATCTACGGACTCAATGAGTACTTCTCCAAATGGAATAGGGAGCTAGATGCTAGGCAGTATGACATGACTAGAGAGTCAATAGCTGAGGCTGAGAAGTCTGGAGGAAGTGAGTTCTTCAAGACAGCCGCTCCGTCTCAAGAAACTCCAAGACCTCTGCCGCCACCAGTGCTAGTATGCTGTGATAATGAGGTCGTCGTTAAACAGTTGTCGAGACAATATCATATAGCAAATGAGAGGCTGAGAAGATTAGCCCAGCAGATATGGCAGATGACTCAGAATGTAGAGGTTCACTACGAGTGGGTGCCTCGTAACGAAAACTTAGCAGGCAAAATGCTTAAATGAAGACAACTAAGATTATATACTAAAATAAAGGAGATAAGTAATGGGATGGAATAGAGCCTATGGTAGATTGCAGTCGGATATCAAGAACATAATAGAGGAGGATATTCCACTAAATCTGCATTGCTCCTACTGTGAGCATGACCTGGAGCCTGAGACTATTATAGACAGGAGCGCAAAGGTGGATGCCAGAGAGTGGGATATGATGGCGGATAGAGTAATCAAGCAAGTAGTAGATGCGCTACCACAAGTGATTGAGGAGGTATCGTAATGAGAGTTAACCAAGAAAACAAATCAGTAGACATTGAGCAGCGGGATATAAACTATGTCTTACCCGCTTATGTCAGGAGCTACCTATTCTACAGCAAGAACGAGATGCCTGAGAAGATAATCTTCCCCATGTTCTCGTCAGTACTAGTGCAAGGTAAGGAGATACCGATAGAGTATGTACCTCCACTAGATGCGATAGCTGTAGAGATAGCTAAGGATGGTGCTGAGGTAGTTGAAGTTACCCCAGAAGAGGAAGCAGCATTGGATGAGAAGGATGATAGAGTTAAGCAGCTGAAGGAAGAAGTAGCTACTCTTGAGACAGGGCACTTATCGTCAGAATTTACTAATATACAAGAAGTAGATAAGGAAGGTGACGAGATGTCTCCTGCCAAAGCAGCCTTTGCTGAGCATATTGCAGAGGAGCTAGCAACTGGAACTGACGCTACTGGTTCAGAGTATCCAGAACCTGAGGCTGAAGCAGTGCCACCCACCACTGACCGCCAGCCTAAGCAGCCACCTGGAGGAGACATAGGACCTGGCTCGGCTCTGTCAGATATGCAGGCTAGAGACCGCAGAGACCAGATTAGAACTACTAGAGACCTGATGGAAGAGCCTGACATAGATGAGGCGGAAGAGAAGGAGTACGAGAAGCCTATTAGTAGAGATGAAGAAGGAAAGCCAGTAGTATCTGAAGATGAGAAAGAGGGCTAGAATGCTCTTAATTGACTCTAATGAGCCTGACAACATTGTAAAGCTGCTCCAACAGTCCTGTCCTGTTACTGTCACTAACCTTAATCAGCTACACATGAGCGACTACTACTTTGGCAACTATGAAGGCAAACGACTGCAATTCAGTCGCAAGCAAGCTGGAGAGTTGGTAGGTAATGTAGATGAAGCTGAGAAGCAGATAGCCGACTACTACAACAACGCTGATGAGAACTACCAGATAGTGGAAGGCATTATCAGCTCTGCTAAGCTAATGATTAAGGGAGCAGCAGTACCGATAGATGGTCATGGCTCTACTGCCAGTACTAGAGACCTAGGAGCCAAGCTGTTCTGCTACAAGATAGAACCAGGCGGATTTGTAGAGAAGGGACATAGCTTCTCAGCAATAAATGATTCTCTACTATACGCCTGGATTCATAGGTTGGCTAAGAACGGAGTCATAACATACTTTACTGATAACTGGATAGGAACTGCCAGGTTGCTGTCAGCTATATATAGAAATGAGCAGAAGCCACCAGAGAATCATAGCACCCTGCAAAGAGTAGTCAGACCAAGAATACATATCAAGGAAGCTGACTCGTTTATGAAGTCCTTACTTTTCCTATCCAATGCTTATCAGCTAGGTATAGGAGAGAAGAAGGCTAAGGCACTAGCAGACAGATTTGTCTGCATCTTAGATATAGCCACTGCTAGCGTATCTGAGTTGACAGATGTAGAAGGTATAGGTAAGAAGCAAGCCGAGAAAATACTGAGTAGTTTTGGGAGGGAAATATAATGGTAAGATTATTAGAATGCCAACAGGAAGCAGTTGATAACGAAGAACGAACAGTATATTATAGTAAGGAGGACTTAAAAGCATTTGCAATAACCATACTATGCTATATGCTAGAGATATTTGAGACTGATATATCAACTAGCGAGATGACAGAGCTAGACCTATTTATGGAGGACTGGCGTAAGCAATGAAACAGTTTGCGTCTGAGTATGACCGCAACGAGCAAGGTTGGGTTAGATTTCCTCCTGATTCTGATTACCGTAAAAGAATGTTCCCTCCAGAGGTAAATACTCACCCAGCAAAGGCTAATGTCTATCTAGTCCAGTCAATCATTGAGTATGTATCAGAGCCAGATGATATACTAATGGATATTATGGCTGGTACTGGCACTCTAATGGTAGGAGCTCTTATAGGTAGAAGTGTCATCTGTGTAGAGATTAGTAGCAAGTTTCACCAGATACAGGTAGCTGCTCTAGAGCATCTTGAGAAGATAGCACCAGGCGTTAGTGGAATGATTAGCCTAGTTAACCTGCCCTGCCAGACATATTTACCTATACCTAACCTAGTAGACCATATCATATTCAGTCCACAGTACGCAGGCATTATGCTCAAGAAATCAGTAACAGACCAGTGGAATATAGATATAGGATATGACTTCGTAGAGTACAGCAAAAGTCCACTGAACCTTGGTAGTATGTCAGAGTTCATATGGGCTGAGGAGATGGAGAAAGTATATGCTAGGTGCTATCAGACACTGAAGTCTCCAGGCAGTATGACTCTGATTATCAAAGACCATATAGAGCAAGGTGAGAGGGTACTGCTAACACAGAAGGCTATAACTGCTAGCGCAAGAGCTGGATTTAGCTACAACACTAGGGAACACTTCAAATGGGCAGCACCAGGTATGCCTTACACCGCTGCTCGTCGTGCTCGGGGTGAGACAACTGTCGACGACGAAGACATAGTCGTACTTCGTAAAGGAAATTAGTATGAACGATACTGAGTTAGCTTATGCAGCTGGATTCTTAGACGGAGACGGAAGCTTAGGTATTGAGTTTGCATCATCCTTGGAGAGATACTATATCCAAGTAAGAGCTTATAGTATAAATCCAGAAGTTCCTGCATGGCTACAGTCAAAGTTTGGGGGCTCAGTTACCAAACAGAAACAAAGCAGTAAAGCTCTCAGGAACGGTAAGGATTTATATCTATGGAGACTTTGTGGAAGGAAAGCTCAAGATGCCATTCGTCTGATTAAACCATATATGATAGAGAAGCAAGTACAAGCAGATTGCATAGCACAGTTTCCGTTTGTTGAGAAGCATGGAGATGTTCATACGGATAGTAGCTGCCAGCTTATGGGAGAGCTAAGAGACAAACTGAAATTCTTTAACTCAGATAAAGGAAAGAAAAAAGGAGGTAACTAAAATGACTAGACCAGATTGGGACTTATACTTCATCAGAATTGCTAAGGAAGTAGCATCAAGAGCCACTTG